CGCGTCGATCTTTTCTCTCGTCTTTTAAATAATAAGTAATTAAATCGGATACTGCAAGTTTCAAATCTGTAGGGGTGGTACTGTACCCGGCTTTATATATAACTTGTACTGCTCCCGCACCAACAGGCCAATCTTGATAACGGCCCGCTTCGTTAATTCTAAAGATACTATCAGATATACTATCAATCCAGTAGTCCGTACCAGCGACTAGTGTAGTATATGCGTCTGATGGGGATAGTCTCTCTCCAACACTGGTCACCACATTAATAGGACTTAACCTTAGCTGTACTGTATAGGTAGACCATTGTATATCAAAATTCTCTGTGTACTCGCTAGAGTAATAATCTAGTATAGGATTATTACAGTAGTTTTTAATTAATTGACTAATTGATGGAACTAATAAATTTAAACGATCATCCTCTTTGACGCTGGTCATAGCGTTTAAAGCTTTGTACTCATTTAAAGTTATTAAGTCCATAGGTATAATCTGTATATATAGAGTGGGTAAATACCCAGCTAAACTTAGGAGCTTACTTCCTACTGCAATCGGTGTGTCTGCCATAGCGCTCCATGGAATAAGGGGGAGCGAACTCCCCCTTCTTTTATCCCACTATTAATTAAGTTGCAGGAACGTTTAGAGCCCACTTGGAAGTTACACCGTCCATAAGGTCTATAAATCCAACACGTTGCGAAGCAACTAGAACGCGTTTTTGACTTTCTACTAAGTAGTCAGACTCAACAGTCAGTCCACGAAGTACGGGACGTAGGTAGTTACGAGTATAAACCGCAACTGCAGTATAAATACTGTTAGTTGCATTTTTAAATTCGTCACAAATTATTACTTTACTTCCGAATACTTGGCCGACTTGTCCATTGATCTTAGTAGCTTGATTACCTACTAAGTTCATATCTTGGAACTCCACGTCTTCTAACAATTCGAAGTATGAGTTTTGGCTGACGATATAAACTACATCTTCTGCGCGAACTCCGTACTTGCCCATTTTCTTACGAATACCTAATAATTGTGCGGCAGTCATAACTGCAGTAGCTACGTTACCGTTCATAAACTGACGATGTGAGTCGTCAATAGCGAGTTTAATAAGTCCATCATATGATGCACCAGCGACTCCGAATGGACCGTCCGCTGCATTACCTACTAGAAGTGAAGATTCGATAGCACGTGCGTGTGAACGAACCATACTCTCACGGATTAGAGGAAGAATTGGTAGAATCGCATCTTCTTCGGTTTCGTTACCAATGTAACTACGTGAAACAAGTTTCTTAGTGGTAAGAATTCTTTCAGTCAAAGTTACGCCCGAATATGCCGAACCGTAATTAGTCGACTGTCCAGTAGCCGGACTTCTTGGATCTAAGTTACCTACTGTAGTACTAATACCTGTACCGGCTCCAGCAGCCGCTGAGAATTCAGCGTAGCCAGCGTCTGGTAGAATAGGAAGAATCATACTTGCAGCATTCATCTGAATTGTTCTGAATAGAGGAGCCAACACTAACTCATTTTGAATATCGCGTTCAATGTTAGTTGAAACGATTTGTTCAAAATCTGCGCTTGATACTATAACACCAGAATGAGAGTTAACCTTTTCTAGAAGATCTTTGCCATATTTTGTCTCGGCCCAATTTTTCTTAGTAACTAAACTAAGAACATATGCGTCGTCCATTTGAGCGCCGAACTCTTTTTTCCACTCTGAACCGCCGGTACGATCAGCGAATAGACGCTTCGAATCGCGCATCTTCACAATCTCTGAAGATTTTTCAGCGATATCATTCTTTAGATCATTAACGATCTTTTCCAGATCAGAATTCTTATCAGCGAAACGCTTTTCGATATCAGCGACCAGACGTTCTGCCCCAGTTACTACTGCAACTGAGATCTTCTCGTTTAGAGCTGTATCTTCAGCCACTTTATTAGCTGCTGTAATAGCAGCTAGTCTAGCAGCTTCCTCGCGCGCAATCTGAGCGTCATTCATACTTTTTGCAGTTTGTGCTGCAACAGAAGCCAGTAGGGCTTCTAATTCTTTTGGATCCATTTTTACTATCTCCTTGGGTGCGACAATGGTCGCGTCGTTTGGCGCAGGTGTTTTTGCAGGGGCAGCGTTTGCTGCTTCTCCATCACTTTCTAGGCCAGTACTAAATGTCTTTTTAAACTCTTCAAACTCTTCCACAGTCTCAAACGACTTGGCTAATGAAAACACCGCATCTTGATTTGCTGGGATAGATACCACCGAAACTTCGAACAGCTCTACGTCTTTAATTAAAAAGCCGTCTGTTGCTTTTACGTACTCCGCGTCCTTAACTCTCATTCCAACTGAAAAAGCTCCTAGGACGCCGTCCTTTATCAGTTCTCCAATCTCCCCCGAGGCCTTAGAAATTTTAGCCTTTATATATAGTCCCTGGGAAGTAGTCTGCACTTCAATAGCTTTACCAATAGGTTTACCGTATTGATGATTAAATAAAATGATTGGGTTCTTTTTATAGTTAGCTAATCCGCCACTTTTTGTCCAGGCTTGCGCTGATACTATATCGCCCACTCGGTCGACTGATTCTGTGCTAGCCATGCCTTCAATGATAACAGAGCCGTCTTCTTGAGTTGCTGATTTGAATAAAGAATTTAAATAGAATACTTTATTCATTTCTTTCCTTTTGCAACTACTGGGGCAACTACTTCTACTTCTTCTACCTCAGCGACTTGAACCCCCCCTTCGATCTGCGCCGACAGCTCTGGAAAGTACTTTTGGATACGCGACTGTACGCGCGACCAGGAACCCCCGGTAACTCGCTTAAGCATCGCAGCACTAACCGGAGTATCTGTCTGCTCCTTGTATTCTGCGTAAGTCATATACTTGCCTTTTACCGCAAAATATTCGGCTACTTGTTGTAAGATTAAACCTCTCATAAATTCTCCTTTATGTATACCTTTGAGTTAACACTGGTACTGTTCCTGTAATTCGCGCTGCTGTTACTGTAGGATAAAAATACCCAAATAGTGCAGGAGCATATCTGGTTATACCTAAGTGCCTCTGAGTACCCCACACGCCACCCCTAGATATTACTCTTCGATGCCTTCTTCTGCGCCTAGGAAGTCCTACACTTAAATAGTTCTCAGCCATTTGCAGGTTTACCTACCGCCGCAGGCTTACCTCCTAAACTAGGGTTAACAGCGCTGCCTGCTACATTAGCAGGAACTCTTAATTCATCGTGCGCTACGTCAGGCATTTTTGGTTTACCTAAGGCTATTCTAGCTTCGTTAGCACTCATTATTCCCCCGTTAACTAAAGTTGCAAAATAAGAAGCTTGTTCTGCCATTTCTGGTTGTAGAGCTTGAACGTCTGTTATGTTTTCCCACAGTTCAAACCCGAAAAAGCGCTGCATAGCGAATATATACTTTCTTAATATTGGAACCACAGTCTCTAAGTAATAAAGCCTGTGATTAGGGCGTATGTTAGCATTATTGCCAGAGTCTAAAAGTAGTGGAGGTATTCCAATTGCTTTTAGTATTATGTTCTCAAGAGCTATAACGCTGTTCTGAAAGTCCATCTCAGCAAAAGTTACATTGCTGATAGTATCTATTTCTAGTCCACCATCCAATATAACGGGGCTACGTCCCCCGGAATCCGGTCTGTAACGAGTCTTCCATGTCTGTAACATTCTTTCCTTAGTCTTATCACTAAGGGTGTTAGGGCTTTTTATTACTAAGCCAGGCACAGCCCCGTTAGTAAAGAAGTTGTCCTGAAACGCTCGCATCTTCGACAACAGAATCATTGTACGATATGCCGGTCGTAACCGCGAGATACCGCGGTAAATTGAATAAAAAGAGTTTTCTTTTACGTGAATTATTTCCCAGGGCATATAGTCAATTGTATCCGGCCCCTGTGTATACTGATACTTATTTACATACTCTTTCTTATCCGGTACTACTACCATATTAACAGCCGGCAGATGATATAAAGCCATTCCATCGAAATATATAAATATGTTCCCATCTATAATATAATCCATAAATAGATTACGTCTAAACGAATTAATATCCTCGTAAGGATTCGGCTGTACGTTAAGTAAGTTATATACTTGCTTAGCTCTAAACGCAGGTATGCTTTGTATATTACCTGTCTCATCTTCTTTCGGGGGTTTCCCAGCAGGTACTACCCCTGCTAGTTTACCCCCAACATCAATAGGGATTTCTGATATATCATCTACTAACATATTAACAGCGCGATTAACTACTTCCAGTTGCTCATATTGTGCTCTATAATTACCAACTATTTCTCTGGAGTCAACAGTTTGCCCTTCAGCTATGGCAATGCCAGGCTGAGCAGGGTTTTCCTTTTCGCTCCAAAACTTCCAATTCATAGTTCAGCTTTAAGGTCGCTTTGTTGTTGTAATAATAATGCCAATAGTTGTTCTAGCTGAGCTTTTCTTTCCGGAGTTAGTACTCCGTACTGTAGTTCGGACTGCACGTCTAGTATGCGACGTTCTAGAGCTCTCAACTCAGCTTGGTTTTCTCTAGTAATCTGAGCTTGCTGATAGTCTTCAAACGAAACTAGTTTAAGCCAGCGCGAATCTGCAGCATATAACATCCCTACTAGAAATACAGATCCAGCAACCCCTATAAGCCATTTAATTATGTCACTGCGCATTTATCTCTCTGTATTTGAACCCACCGTGCTTGTTTACTGCCGGTACTTAAGTCAGGGTTCTTGCCGTATATAGAGTGTAATTTTAAGTGATGTACGTGACAGAGCGTAACTGCATCCTCAAACAATTCTCGCGTGTGCTCTTTTATGAAAGTATCTCGAATACTCATTATCTCATCTGCCGTACTAGGGGTGAACTTATTCACCGCTAGCCAGGCATTCAATAGCTCGGTTAAGCTGTTGAAGTGATGATAGTCCAGATTATCTGATGATCCACAAATGAAGCACGCATTATCTTTCTTATATCTGCTTTTTGCTCTATCACGTATATACTTAATTAAATCTCTTTTAAGTTCCATGATTACTACCATTATAGCTAGGCGTGGATACAAAGTCAACCATTATTTTTTTCTTCCTCTAAAATATATTACTAGTAGTTTTATAAGAATACAGTGCGTATCTAATAGCATCTGCAATGTGACATGCCGAGTTATGTTTAGGTTTCTCTCTAATTAGGTTGGGGTTTGGATCCCAAGAGTATTGATCCATAGTAGTAATCGTTTCTTTGCAGTCTGCGCTTACTATTAAGTTACCATTATCAACTAATGATCCTACAAAGCCTATTCCGCTTAACACGTCTTTCTCAGCATTAGAAGTGCTAATGTTGTAATTTTGGGCTAAGTCAAAGCGAACCTGCTGAGCTGCACTATCTATGAAGATACAATCAGGATTCCACTTATCAATCATCTTCTGTATTTCAATAGCATGTTCTTCGGTAGTTCGCTCAGCG